TCATCTTGATCCGGGCGGCGGGGCGGTTTGGGTTGATACCGAGGCCGGACCATGTGCCCGGGCAACCCGGTCACACCCACCACCATGGCCTGCACCGCGTCTTCGAACGCGTTCTGCGACATGGTTGCTGACGTGGGGGTGAGGTATCCGGCTCTGGCTGACGTGTTGCTCACGGCTCTCTCCTAGATGTCCTGACCCACGACATCGGTGGACTGGATAAGTCCCTCACAGTATCCGGCCACGCTCATGTAATCCTTGACCGAAGCGACTTCGTAACTGGCGTTTTGCCAGACGACGATATCCGCGCCAAAGGTCGTGCCGCCAGCCGTGAGCAGCTTCGGGCTGTACACGGCGAGGGTTTCGGTATTACGCCGTTCTTCAGGAAGCCGCTCGACCTGTTTGGCCGTGGCCGGCAGGATCACGCCTGTCACCGGCGTGTTTGTAGAGGAGGTCATGACCCGGCCCTTGTCGTTGATCGTTTCCCGTGACCTGGTCAGGGTGAAATCCGTCACCAGTTCGGGGTCATCAAGTATATCGTCGAAATGCATCATTTCCCCTTTTTCACCACGTAGGTCACGGCCTTGCGGAGCTGTTGCGAGTCAATCAGCGGATTGATCCGACCTTTTTCCTTGCGGCTCTTGCCGTACTTGGTGGGTTTGCCGTCCTCGTCCCGCGCAAGCACGGGACGGCGGTTGAGTGTTTTTTCGGCCAGCTCAGGCCAATCATTGTCCACAAATTGGGCGCGCACCGATTTCTGGGCGATGATCCCGGCCCGTTCCAAACAGCCGTTCACACCGGCAACCTTGCCGTCCAGAGCCGCTTTGCCTGCGGCGCGGAGTTGCTCCACGATCTTGGGCTGCACGGCCCGGATGCCGGGAATCAAAAACGGCCTTTCCGGAATGTTGCGAGCCGGGCTGCCTTTTTCGTGGACGTACCCGATCTCGGCATTGGTCAGGTCGCCGTCTTCGTCGTTCCGGCCATCCTCGGAGGGGATGCCCACCAGCACGGATTGCATGGTGAGGGCGCGCATCGCCTTGCTCATGTTGAGGACTTTGTCCTTTATGACCTTAACGCCGGACTTGCTCACAGCTGGACGCCTCCCATACCAACAAGATTCACCAATTCGCGGAATTGCTGGCCGTAAATGGTGGCATTCCAATGGCCGTCACCGGGCTTGGCCGTGGCGGCATTGGTGTAGGCCTTGGATTTGGAGATGGACCCGACCGTTTTGGATTCGCTGGCTACGGTCCCGGCCGCGGCATCCATGCCTCCGGTGCCGTCCTTGGCCTGAGTCGCCTTGGCCTCCAGAGTCAGATAATGAGCCACGAAAAGACCGGTCCCTTCGTCCAGCAGATCATCCCACCGATCGGGCGACAGGCGCTTGCCTGCCACCCGAAGGTGGAACGCCACACGGGCATACGGGTGCAGTTCCGCCGTAAAGGCGGGAAAGGCTTCGCGAAACCCGGCAACGTCCATGACCTACTCCCTGCCTGCCTGGTAGTTGTCCCAGACCAGAGCTACCTGATCAGCGGTCACGTTTTCGCCGAGAAGCGTTTCCACGGCCCTGACCTTGGGGGTGCCGTCGGTCTTGTAGTCGTCGCCGGTCAGCTGGGGAAAAATTGCCAGCATCCGGGTTTCGATGTCCGCCGGTTCCGGCTCGGCCTTATCCGGGGAGACGTCAGCGACTTCCTGTCGTTCCGCGCCATCCGCCAGACGGGTGGCGCGACTATCGTCGATGGCGGCGCGGGTGTACCAGTGACCCACTTCCTCGTCAGTCAACAGGAGAGTCTCTCCTTCGGCGGCTTCGGTCACGGGATCACCCGGCGTAAAGCGAATTCTGAAATCGCCTTTTACGATTTTGATCTGAGGCATGTCGCTATCCTTTTTTGTTCGGGCGGCGTATGGCCGCCCGGTTGGTTGCGTTAAAATCCCGGGCTAGAGGCCGTCCGCGTAAGTGACGGTTTCCGGGTAGACGAATTCGACCTCTCCGAGGGTGCCAAAGTAGGTTGTCACCTGATGGATGCCGCGGTGTTCCAGCGGAGTGCGCTGGAGCGGAACCATGGGGAAACGGACGAATTGCTTGTTCTTGGTGTAGGCCATGGCCCGGTTCTTTTTCGAGACCCCGGCCCCCTTGAGGTATTTCATGGGCACGATGGTAAGATCTCGACCATTAACCACTTTGCAGAGGCATTTACGCATGACATACTCAAGGATGGATTCGCTGCCGGCGGACGTTACAGGCTTGGTCAGGAAACCGAGTGCACCGGGATGCAGGCCAACGCGGTCCGGGCAGATGGTATAGCCGGATCGCCTGTAGCCCTCATTGAGCAGATCGTTGATGTCGCCGAGTATCTGGAGGGCGCTGGTGGCTTCGGTCCACTCGCCGGAGTAGCCCAGCGGCGAGATATCCGGGTTGTTCACCAATCCGTGGATGCCCAGGTCCTTATCGCCGATGTACACCTGCTCATCCACGTCCATGTTGTGCTTGAGCTTAATGCCGTCATTTTTCTGGGAGTCGATAGGACGCTTGAGCAGTTGTCCCTTGAGCAGCTCAGGGATGGACCATGCCGCCTCCATGCCCCACAGGTTCATGGGCTGGGTGTGCTTGTCCGTGTTGATGGAGATGCCGTTGATGGCGGTGGACTTGTCACTGATCCAGTTCTTGCCGGTGGTGGAAGCGGACCCCATTGCGGCAAGGGACGTGGTGGTGAACGCGGAAGCCTCGTCCGCAATGGTCACGTCCTCGCGCAGGTCGATATCCCGATGCCAGGATACCGAAACCAGGGGAAGATGCATCTCGCTGTCGAGACGTTCCAGCTCGCCCACCAGGAACGCGCCGGAATCCTGCACCTTCTGGGAATCGAAAGTAATCATAGTTTGCTCCTAGATGTTGTAGGAAATCTCAACGGAACCGTCCGCGTCCGCCGCGCCCATGAACTGGGCGTTGATGGCAACATTGCCGGAAGCCTTGTCCACTTCGATGTCGCCGACCTTCTTGCTGCCGTCCAGAGTGACACGGACATGGACGGTCTTGCCTCTGGCCGCGGTGCCGGTGGCCAGCTTGACGGCCATGTAGCCCGAACGCATCGCGTCACCGGGGGACCCGGCTGGAGCGACATTGGGTTTCAAGGTGGCGGCACCGCCCTGCGTCGGGTAGCTACGGGCCATGAGACCGTAGATGTCAGACGCGGATTCGCCGCCGGACAGCGGCACGAATTTGCCGCTGTCGAGTTTGACGGGAGCGCCGTGCGGCACATCGGTCGAGCCGACGATGCCGGGTTCCAGAACGACCCTGTGAGTGCGCGTGATTTCGCCGGGGATACCGCAGGGCATACGGGTTTCGATAACTGCCATGTTACGCCCCCTTTTTATGGAATTCGGAGTTGAGGCGGTTGATATCCGCCGGAGTGACGACCTTGCCGAAGTCCTTGACGGACACGCCGGTCAAGCCGTCAGCGGTCGCCTGATTGTGCTTGACCTTGACCAGTTCGGACGCGGCCAGAAAAGCGGCGTCCAGAGTCACACAATCGCAATTGTCCAGCGTGGAGCCAGAGAGAGTGCTGGCGACAAGCGTGCCGACATTGGCGTCATTGGCCGTGGCCGAACGCAGGGCCGCACGCTGCACGGCGCATCGCTGATCCGAGTCGTGGACGACCAGACCGGGCATGAGCACCTTGGCACGGGCCTGAGTGTCGGCGTCCACGGTGCGCGCCATGGCCGCATCCGCTGTTTTTTCCTTGTCGGGCACGTCCGGTTCGGGGGGCTGCTCGTCGTCGGCCACAGGTTTGTCCTTCTCGGAGTCGTCACCGGTCGAACCGGCCAGACTGCGGACCTGTATTTCCAGCTCATTGACTCTGGCCTTCAGGGCGGCCAGATCGTCTGGAGCGTCAGCGGCGGGAGCGTCCTTTTCGGGTTCGGGCGGATCAGCCGTTTCCTCATCCAACATCCTGACGACCTCGGGCTTTTTCAAAAAGTCTTTCAAGGTGTCCAGGACAGTGTTCTTTTTCTTAGACATGGTGTCCTCGCTTGCATCGTTGATACGGCACCGGGAACCGCAACGGCCCCGGTGAACCAAGGCAATGTGATTGCCACGTATGTTGCTTTGACGCCCATGCCCCGGAGCGATCTGCTCATAATCCGCGTCATAGCCGCAGGATATCTCCCGCAGCCCCCCACGGATAAGACTG